TATACATATGTATTTATATAATAATCATCAGTTTCGTCTTTTGATTCTGATATCTTAGTACCTTTTCCGCCAACAATTTCTTCAACTTTAAATATGGTCATTCCCATATTTATTTGGTCAAACTCATCTTTGCTGATTCCTGACGGGTCGTTTTTAGCTCCACAGGCTGTGCAAGTTAATGCTAACAATGCAATAGTTATAAAGGATAAAATCTTTTTCACAGTTGTACCACCTCAATAAATTTTATATACACATTATACAAAATCTATATAAGTTCGTCAACTGATTTTCCTGATAACAAAGCCTCTTCAATCGCATTATACTTTTCCTGCACCGACTGCGGCAGAGGCAGGGCATAGAGTTTTTTCATTCGCTGATAAAAATTGCGGTCTGCCGTTGACATTTTAGGGGTAATCGGCATACTGCGATAACCTAAAATTTTTGTAAACATACAATCGGCACGCAATGACATAAACAATGCTCTGAATTTCCACCAATGCAAATTTGCATCGTTGAGGTCAATGCCGTACTGCTCTAAAAATGCCGCATAGATATAGCCGTCATCAAAATCGTAATCAAATACAGCTTTATCATTGCCACCGCCTGAATGCTTTTCGGGTGGTTTTCCACAGCGATAAAAGTTTAAAATAGCCTCGACTGTTTCTTCGTTCATCGGGCAAGGTGTTCTGAATACAAGCTTCTGAATTTCTGCGAGTATTTCAGCCGATAGTGTATCATCAATTTGATTAGTAAGTATAAGCTCGAATTTAATCCACACTCTAAAGTTGGTGTTGATTTTATAATCTACACCCGACACGGTTATTGTATCGGGTGTTTTGTCACAAAGCAGATTCATTACTTTGTCGCCGGTTTAAGTGTCTTTTTGTAATGATTGTACTGCTTATGCTTTTTGCCTCTGTGATTGTTAATCGCATTTGCTTTGCCTTTATACATACTACTGAGCTTTGAGCCGAAAGCATTAACAGCCTTGATGACATCCTCGTAGGCATTGATACAGGTTGTAAGGTTTACGGTTTCGCCGAAAACCTTTTTAGCTGTACCGTCACCAAAAACCTCATCAAAAAAGTTAAAAACAGCCGTACACTGAGCACGGATAAGCTCTGACTGGCGTTTGCCCTCGGGCTGTAAATCATTCATTGCCTTTGCCACATTATCGTGAGCGTGCTCGTAACGCTCCATAACGAGTGCATCGGCAACATCAATGTCAGGTAAATTTACACTGTTAATAACCATATTTATGCTACCTCCGTAGTTGCTGTAAATGTTTTTGTCGCTGTGTCAAAAGTACCCTCAACAGGATCTCCTTTTGCAAGGAAATTGCCACTGCAGCCCATTTCACCGTCATCATTTGTAAAACTTGCCACCTCGACTGCAACACGGATTTTGCGTGCATGATATGTGGTATTGTTACTGCCGCCTTCAACAGGCTGGTCAAGGTCAACGATAGCATAATCTGTTTCGGCATCAGCTCCCACAAGCTGTTTCTCACCGATATTGATGATGTAATTGATAGCGTCCTGCTCTCTGATCTGGTCAACCTCAAACGCTGTTGTCCAATCATAGCCACTGATTGATTTTGTTGCAGATTTGTCGCAGACATACTTACGGCTCTTAGTCTGAGCCGCAGGTGACTCATCAAGAGTTTTTGCACCTACACCGAGGAGCGAAAAATTCGGTGACTTGTTTGTGCCGCCGCAGTCAAGATAATTCGCCTGCATACGCCTCTGTCTGATTACTTCACTCATTATTTTTTACCTCCAATTTTAGTATATTTAAGTTGGCACTGTATTTGATATCGTGCCGATTTTGTGTCATTGTCGATTGCATACCCCGATGACAGCACCTTAACGGATAAAGGGGTTAAACCTTCGGGCAGTTTCGGCAGTTTGCCGTTTAAGTCCTGTTCGGCAATCCACTCTTCGAGCCGTTCATAAAACTCCAAATTTGCTATGTTTATTGATTCATCGGGACTGTAATTTTCACGGCTTGCAAAGATAAAGAGGTACTGGCATTTAGCAGAGCCGTCAATGTACTGCTTTAGTACAGTTTTGCACGGCACAACCTCAATGCTGTACTGTTCGGGGTCTTCGCCGAGATAGTCAACATTAAGGTCATTATCAACCTCTAATACATCGCAATCGGCAAACCACCTAAACAATGATTTAATTATTGATTCGTCCATTATTTGCCTCCGCTTTTTTCTTTGGCGGTTTTGATGATGTCATCAAGATGATCTGCTTTCATTCGCTCAAACCAAAACTTGCCCCTTAGACCACCGCTTGCTGTACCTTGTTTGCCTTTGCCTGCATTTAGGTAGTAATTGGTATGTGCATATACAATATCGTACATTACCTCACCACTACCTATCTTTGTGCCACGGATACCGCTCTTGATAAGATTGCCGGTTTTAAAAGGTACATATGGAGTAGAACGGCGAAGGACTTCGCTGTCCACAATTTTTTGAACCTTGCCACTCGGCTCAAGACCACGGTCTTTAAGCATTGTTTCTGTGGTATTAAAAAGCAGTTTAATAATCATTTAACCACCAATTTAATATGCTTTGAAAAAGCACTTGCCGACAGATTTTCGGTGACCTGCGTAATCTGCTGACCGCCTGCGTCAAGGATATCCTTAACAGTAATTACATCAAGGTCAACCAAGCCTTTTACAACATAATCTCCCTTTTTTAGGGAGTAGCAATTGTCACTTTCATCAAGCGGTAAAGACTTGTATGTTGACGGGTCAACATAGTGAGTAGTCTGCAAAACGCTGTCGGGGATACGGATTACATACTCATCAGATGCAGACACATTTTTGTCAGCAACAATAATTTGATCCTTACCGTGGTAATTAACTCCGTCCAAAACAGTTGCAAACCAAAAGGTTTCACGACCCTGCTTTTTAGAGCAAAACACGGTAATGCGTGTGTTGTTTGTGAGCATTATCTCACCCCCTGATAAAGCAACCCTGTGCCGCTTAATTCCTGCTTGATAGCCTTGTACATAGCTCTTTTTTCACGCTCTGCAAGCTCATCGGCATTGTAATCCTTGTATGTAACGCTGTAACCGTCCGTTGATTCGGACTTAATGCCTTGAGGGATATTTGCCACACCTCCACGGATTTCGGCAACCGCCTCAGCGGCGGCACAGACTGCATTTTTTACCTGCTCCGTCACTTCGGGAATTTCTCCCATAATAACATAGTTTAAAAAGCGTTCCGCCTTGCGTGCATAGCGATTGAATTCTTCGGCGGTTAAATCACCGCCGAAAGAATCCTTGTAATAAGCATAATCCGCATACATTTTTAAGATACCTTAATGTTACGGAAAACACCGCACTTTGTTGTGTTTTTGAGAGCAACAGCGGCAACCATTTCAACCTCAGCCTTTTTAACCGCACCGGGGGCAGTAAGGTCAGGCATATATGTTTTGATGATTGACGAACCGCTGAGGGAAACACCGTGAAAAGCGTCAAGACCAAGCTGCACGGCATAAAGGTCGGTAAGACCTGTCACCTTTGAGCTTGATGCACCTGTTTCATAAATCGGCACACACGGTACTGTGGCAGAACCGTTGTAATAGTTACCCATATCGTAAAAAATGATATTGTCATAACCCTGAGCAGTTTTACCGAAAGCATCCTCGGCTTTTGTGAGATAGCCTGCACGCTGAGCTACGCTCTTGAGTTTGGCAATCAGCTTGCTGTTGCCGAGAAGAAATGTAGGCTTGCCGTCAATGCCGCCGATAAACTCATTAAGCATGTCAATCATTGTCTGATAATTGCTTGTAAGATTTGCAGTTGTCGAAAGGTCAACTACCGTCTTATCAGATCCTGCATTGTACTCAGTGCTTGTGCCCTTGAGGAGAGTTGTAAGACCGTCAAAGTCAACCGACTTATTAGTCTTTGAGCCGTTAATACAGCAATTTTGAAAATGGTTACGAGTAGCGAGGGTTTTCTGCTCGAGCTGAAACGCAATTTCGTTTGTTGTTGCTTCCTGAATAACACGGTCAACCTCACTTGCACCGCCGAAGATTTTAAGGTCAACGGTCTTTTTAATTTTCTTCGCCTCATTGGCTGTGTATTCGCTGTTAATTTCTCTGCCTGCCGCTGTTGACGGTGTCTGGAGCTGTAAGTAACCGTAGGTGAGAGTTGAGCCTCCGACACCCGGTGATACGGCATCATCAAAAGTAAGCTCATCCATAAACTGTGAGCCACGACGGAGAGTATCAATAACCTCCTGTGTAACTTTGTCAGCTCTGCCGACACTTGCTTCTGCTAATGTAATAGGCATTTTGTGTCCTCCTTATTTCTTGTAATAGTCTTCAACGGCAGACTTGAGGTTTGAACCGGACTTTGCTTTTGCTCCGCCTGTGGGTCCGCCGAGGTCAAGTTTCTTTTTGGGTTCTTCCTCTGACTTAAAGAGGAAAGGTTTTGACTGTTTCAGCTCTGCAAGCTGTTCGTCAAGTCCCGTGATACTGCCGTCCTCAGTCTGAGATACCTTTGACATATCAATGTTAGCCTTGACCGACACGAGGTCAGCCGCACCTGCGTTATTGATGGCAGATTCAACCGCCTGCTCAAACTTGTAGTCATTGAGCTTTTTGTCGCCGTCAAGCTGTGCCTGCTTAACCTTGTTCTGCCAATCGGGGTCATAACCTTCAAGATTAGCGTTTGCAGTTTCGAGCTTTTTTGACACATCATCATACTTGTCCTTTTCGACATACTGACCGCCTGCAAGGTTGCCGAGCTTAACATCTGCCGCATTGTTTACCTTTTCGGCAAACTGTTCAAAGGTTAATGCCTCGTCACCAAACAGGGCTTTTAAAATTTCCATTAAGTCCATTTGTTTGCTCCTTTCAATTTATTAGCAATTGTGTGTATGCTCAGATATTTGAGCAATATTAAAAGCCCCCGAAAATCGGGAGCTTATAACCTGTTTTATTCTACTGGTTCGTATATTTTTTCAAATGTGTCGGGTTTGCAAGGATATTTATCACCGTTTATGCCGGTGATAATGTAATCGCCCGGACTTGCTGTCATATCACCCTCACGGGCGTGTATTACAACTGTTTTATCCGTGCGTTCTGCCTCTACCACAATGGGCTTTTTTCTGTATTTAGCCATAAAAACACCTTCTAATCGTAAAAATAAGGGTAAAAGTAAAAGGGATGTTTCAAACACCCCTTTAATACCCGTTTAAATTCGTTTAATTCTGTTTTAATCAAATCAACTATGTAACTTTACCTTTTAGCAACAAAAGCTGGTACAAGGCAAATAAAACTATTTTTCTTCAAAACCTATGTTGTTATTACACTCTTTCATTTCTTTGGCTTTACCAAATTTAAAGTCTAACGGAATTCCGTCAGGAAAAGCATCGCAACAAGGTCTCCAGCCGTCTAACAATTCATCTCTTTGATGTTTGCATTCACAACAATCTGAAATGTAAATCATTAGTATTTCCTCCCAATATATTTTTCATAGAATTGCATCCATTCTTTTGATACTTTAACACCACGTTTTCTTAGAACTTCTAATTCCGCAAGTGCTTCCGCACCATCATCATAAGCAATAATACTGATACCTTCTATGTGAATTTCTGAAAGTTCGTCATACAGCTTTTTAACATCTTCGGATTTCATTCCAAAAATTGTCTTTGCGTGTCCGCCTTCGTGCCATACAGCTTCTTCCAATGTATTTGCTATAGACAATTTTGAATTTGCAAATATTTGATTAATTTCATCAAGAGTTTTTCCAGAGAGTATGTCCGTGTTTAAATTTAATTGTAGCAATCCATTTGATAATGCTTCGATTTGTAAAACCGGAGTTCCTTGATCTGTTTTCGGCAAACTCTTTGCAACAATTTCACTAATGATGAAACCGCCCTCTGCTTCACAATCAGACACAGTATTTACAATAACTTTACTTACCTCAGAATTGAAATTTTTTCCGTATGTAACAACCTCAAAATCATTCAGAACTTCATTCTCTCCAAAGCCTCCGCTGCTCCCCCTCTATACTTCACCCATCCTCTCAACAGGGATTCGATAAACGCGAAAGTTTTAGGTGGAGAGGGGTGGGGTTT